TGTTAACTGTGATGTTATCGAGGTCGGCCGTGGTAACACGGTTACGACACGGAGCTGCATACGCAAGTTTGCAATTCCACTCGATGTGCCTACCCGTGAGGGTATGCGAGCCTTTGGCAAAGAGCTCGCACTCGCTATTCGCGAGGCCGCTTATTTTGTTGGGGTAACTCCTAATGAAATGTTGCTGGCAGTGTTGGCATCTATCCGTAGCGAAACTGAGAAGATCGCTGTGGCTCTGAATGCTACATCTCTGGAGGGCTAAGAGTGGCTTTACCAGTGACAGGTCCCATCACGCAAGTGATTGACCTCCCTCTTGCTTACACAAATCGAAGACGGTATCGTCAGAAGCGGCCTTATGACCTGCAACTGAACTACTCGTCTCAGACCAGTGCTGCAAGAAGTTTCAATGGGTATGCGCCTAGCTACCTGCTAGCCAACAAACCATTCACCGGTACCGGTCCGCAAGGACAGTACTGGGTTGATACGTTGGTGCCGCAGGCGCAACAGTTAGCGTACTCGAGACTCATCGGCGCGATTTCCGATCGCGCTAGCATGGGGGAGAACCTCGGACAGTTGGGTAGCAGTATCCGACTGATTGTGGACAAAGCTAAAGTAGTCAAAGATGCAATCTCGCGGTTGCGGAGATTTGATGTAAGTGCGTTCGCCGCGTGGATGGATCGTGGTTTCGTCAAACGAAACTCCCGATTTGCCGCGCAGCTTACGCTTGAAATCAACTTCGCAATTACGCCTAGCATCAATGACATCTACAGCGCTGTCGATCTCCTACAAAACCCAATCAAGTCTCCGATGGTCAAAGGTCGTGCAACTGTTCCGTTTCGTACGGAATATAACACGACTGCTGGCTTTACGAGGACCTGGGCAATGTGGGGAAATGTGAGTGCTGAGTATGGGGCTCGAGTCGCGATAAGCAACCCGAATCTCTATCTGGCTAACGCATTGGGTCTGATCAACCCTCTCCAGATCGCGTGGCAGTTGTTACCTGGTTCTTTCTTAGTAGACTGGTTAATTCCGGTCGAACAGTTCCTGGGGACAGCTACGGACTTCCTCGGCCTTCGGGTCGAATCGTCCTATTCTACGTGGTTTGCCCGCGGCGTCTACACTGAGCGCTGGACCAGCTACGGCTGGAACGGCTCAGTCGACTATGCGGAAACCAAGCGTGTACCTGGGATTACTCTACCCAGTCTCACCTTGCGGCCACTTAAGACGCCTTCGTGGAAGCGCGCGGCTAATGCCGTGTCTTTAGCGATTCAAGCGTTCTATAAGTGAATGTTAGACTCCTTTAATACGGAACCCGATTAGGGTCAACCCAAAATGCCATCTATGGCAAGTATTACCGTCAAGAAATTTGATGGTACAACCGACATCGTCTATGACGCTCTGTCGGCCAGCGGTGGAGATTCCTCCCCTGCCGTGTGGCGCCAGGACACTGGCGCCGCAGCCGGCCTTCCGGTCGGCCTTCGCAACCTCTTTCGCCTACTGACGAAGTGGAACGGTCCGAAAACTGCGAGGCAGATGACGTTTGAGTACGTCGCTCCCTACGCGGTCCAAGACTCGACCACGACGCTGTACAGCGCGAAAGATCGGATTGTGATTAGCGGTATTGCTACCATGCCCCAGGGCGTGCCTGCGACTGCCATCAACGAGGCCGTCTACCAAGCAATGAACTTGCTTGCGTCGACCTTGGTGAAGCAGTCCGGCGCCGCTGGGTATGCGCCTACCTAATACAGGCAAGGGCAAACAATGGCAGCAACTCTTACGTTACCAGATGATTTGGTGCGTACGGCTTCTCTCTACTTTGAGGGCCTCGGTACCCCAGTCTCGCTTAGCGCAGCAGTGATGCTCCGCAACGGCGAATGGGATGGTCTTGCGCGGTTAAGCGTGGACCCACGTAGTTATATCAGTCCCCAGCACTATGCCCGTGACAACGCGGCATGTGCGCTCCTAAAGAAGTTTCAACAACTTCCGACGGTAACGGACCGCCGCGCTGCAGCAATGCAGAAGTGGTGGGACGGTGAGAGGGACTGTTTCCTTTCCAACGAACGACTGACCGCTTACTTACCCGAGCATAGGCATGCCTCTGACCGGGTTGCGGGGATCGACGCGTTCTTCGCGACGGTTCGAAAAATCATCGTTTCGTGGATTGGCCAACGGCCGCCTGAGCTTGCGCTTGGGCGGCACGGGCCGGGAGCTACGTTTTCCGACAGAGGCAGGAACACCACTGTACCTGACAAAATGTCTAGTGATCCAACTCTGACACGTGACGCCATTTGGTTCCTACCGCAGTGGTTAGGGACCCAATGGGGTGCAGCTTTTGCACAACGTCAAGGAAAGTTTTCTTGGTCTCGTGGAAATCGTTTCACAACGGTTCCTAAGACGGCACTAGTGGACCGCAGCATCGCTGCGGAACCATCCATTAATGTCTTCTACCAGCTTGCTCTCGGCAGGGAGTTGCGCAAGAGATTGCGTTCGGCTGGTTGGGATCTAGACGCGGCGCAGGATGTACACAGGCGGGTTGCCTGTGACTCATCAGTCACGCGCGAGTTTTGCACACTCGATCTTTCAAATGCAAGTGATACCGT